AATGAAAAGAATGTATGAATTTGTCTGCGAAAGTGGACACAGAATTGAGAGATACTGCGATTATGAGGCGCAAGTAACTCAATGTGAGTGCGGTGGTTCAGCCAATCGCACAATCAGCGCACCAAGCGTCAACTTGGAAGGTTGGTCTGGTCATTTTCCATCGTCATGGATGAAATTTGACAAGAAACATCGTGATAAGTTGGTGCATGAGCGCAAAACCACAACATAAGCATTTATGCCGTTGTGTATCCTAGAACCCAAAAGTGGCAGGAAAAAGGAAAAATATGTTGATTGATAACCCAGACGAGTCGCAGAGTGAGTTAGACATTGTTGAGAGTCAGAAACTTGACTCAATCATTGAGCAAGCGTCAGATGATGTCCCTGAGAAATATAAGGGAAAACACTTATCTGACATTATTAAGATGCACCAAGAGGCAGAAAAGCTGATTGGTAAGCAAGCTCAAGAAGTTGGTGAGGTTAGAAAACTCGCAGATGAACTCATTAAGCAAAACCTTGCTGGCAAAGCTCAACCTATTAAAGAGGAAGAACCCGAAGTAGATTTTTTCGAGAATCCACAGGCGGCTGTTCGTAAGACTGTTGACAATCATCCTGATGTACTTGCGGCTAGACAAGCAAGCCAAGAGTTCAAAAAGATGCAGATTCAGCAAAAGCTGGCGCAAGAACACCCTGATTTCACTCAGATTGTTCAAGACCAAGACTTTGCGAATTGGGTGAAATCTTCACCTATTCGTATTAGCTTGTATGCAAAAGCTGATGGTGAATATGACTATGACAGTGCTAACGAATTGTTGAGCACCTACAAGCAATTGAAGGGCATTAAGGCAAAACAGACGAGCGAAGCAGGGGAAACCCAACGCAAGTCAAACCTTAAGGCGGCAACTGTTGATGTTGGTGGTACTGGAGAGTCTGGAAAAAGAGTCTATCGAAGGGCTGACCTTATTCGGCTGAAGATGCAAGACCCTGCACGATACGATGCCCTAAGTGATGAAATCATGGCGGCATACAGTGAAGGCAGAGTTAAGTAACCCTAACTTTTGATTTTTTGGAGAACACAAAATGGCAACAGCATTTTCCCCTAGTGGTTCAGTAACCACCACCACAGCGGCTAATTTCATCCCTGAAATTTGGTCAGATGAAATCGTAGCCGCATACAAGAAAAACCTCGTGATGGCAAACTTGGTTATGAAGATGAACTTCAAGGGCAAGAAAGGTGACACTGTTCACATTCCTGCACCTACCCGTGGTTCTGCTTCTGCCAAAGCCGCTGAGACAGCAGTCACTTTGATTGCCGCTACCGAGTCTGAAGTCCAAGTGTCTATCAACAAGCACTATGAATATAGCCGCTTGATCGAAGACATCGTGGAAGCTCAGGCTTTGAACTCTATGCGTCAGTTCTACACTTCTGATGCTGGTTACGCCTTGGCTCGTCAAGTCGATACTGACTTGATCCAGTTGGGTCGTTCAGCTAATGGTGGTACTGCTGGTTCTGCCGCTTATGCCGCCGCCTACATTGGTGGTGATGGTACAACTGCTTATGTTGCCGCAAGCAACAATGAGTCAGCCCTGACCGATGCCGCCATTCGCCGCACTATTCAGCGTTTGGATGACAACGACACCCCAATGGATCAGCGTTTCTTCCTGATTCCTCCATCTAGCCGTAACACCTTGATGGGTTTGGCTCGCTACACCGAACAAGCATTTGTCGGTACTGGTGACGCTATTCGTACTGGTGAAATTGGCAATCTGTATGGAATCCCTGTCTTCACCTCAAGCAATGCAGATACCACTTCAGGTTCTGGTGCGGCTCGTGTGTGTTTGATGGGTCATCGTGATGCGATGGTTCTGGTTGAACAAGTGGGCGTTCGTTCACAAGTTCAGTACAAGCAAGAATACTTGGCAACCTTGTTCACAAGTGACACTCTGTATGGCGTAGCCGCCTTGCGTAGTGCCGCTTCTGTTGGTGCGGCTAAGTCTTCTGCTATGTTTGCTTTGGCTGTGCCAGCCTAATTGCAGTTGCGCCCCCTGCCGTAATGGTGGGGGGTCTTTTTTAACTTAATTAGGAGAAAACAAATGGCAACCGCTTCAGCAGTCGTTTCTCGCCGTGGTAATGACCAATTCAGAGGAATTTTCAGTGATACATGGGTAGTCAAGGCTACTCTGAACGCTGGTTCTTTGGATGATGGCGTAGGTGAAACAGATGATGTAACAGTTTCTGGTGTCGCTTTGGGTGACATGGTAATTGGTGCATCTTTGGGTGTAGATTTGGTTGGTTTGACAGTCACTGGTTATGTCAGTGCCGCAAACACAGTCAAGTTCCGCATCCAAAACGAGTCAGGTTCAACTGTGGACTTGGCATCTTCAACCTTGCGTATCGTTATTGCTCGCATGGTGTAATGATTGGGGGGCTAGTCCCCCCTTTCACTTTTGGGGGTTTTATGGCTACTTTTCGCTGTCTCCAGTCGGGCAACACAGTGACTTTCAATAATCAAGTAGATATTGATTCAATGAGAGGTCATCAGGGTTATGTCAGGGTAGATGAAGTAGAAGTAACCATAGAATCTGTAGAATCAGAAATCAGAACAGATACCGCATTTCGTGCGCCTGTCATCCCAACGATTAAACGCTTAGGAAGACCAAGGAAGGTGCAAAATGTCTGATATTGATGCCAGAGACTTTGGCAAACTTGAAGCTCAAGTTGAAGCTCTCCAAAAAGAAGTTCATAACCTAAGTTCTGATGTAAAAGCCCTTTTAGAACTTGCTAACAAAAGTAAAGGTGGCTTTTGGGGTGGAATGATGGTTGCGTCTGCCGTTGGTGGATTGATTACTTTTGTGGCTGACAGAGTTTTTAAATAAGGAGAACGCTATGCCGATGGTTGGAAAAAAGAAGTTTCCCTATTCTGAAAAAGGCGAGAAAGAAGCCAAAGAGTACGGCAAGAAAAAAGGTGTTCCTGTGACCATTATGGTTGCTGTTGGCAAGCCAAAAGGTCTTCCTATGCGTGGTGGTAGGACTGCTACCAATATGATGAAGAAATCTGGTCGAGGCAAATAATGAAGACCAAAGCCCAAAAGAAAATCAGTAAAGTGATGACTGAATTCAAAGAGGGTACTTTGCACTCTGGCAAGGGTGGCAAGGTCGTTAAGAATCCTCGCCAAGCGGTTGCCATTGCCTTGTCAGAAGCTGGTATGTCTAAGCCCAAAAAGAAGAAGAAATGAAAACTTGTTTTCGTTGCAAAACAGACAAGCCGCATAGCTTATTTTTTAAGCATCATTTAACAACTGATGGTTACCATAGCTGGTGTAAAGATTGCTGTACCGAAGGGAATAAAAGGTCAAGAACAAAACTTAACTCTACTATTGAAGGTCGTGCATCTGTATTCTTGCAAAATGCAAAAAAATCTGCCGAAAAACGGCAACAAGAATTTTCGCTTACAGTTTCAGATATTGTAGATTGTTGGAATTCTCAATCTAGTATATGCGCTTATAGCGGACGGCTTATGACGCTCGAAGCAGGAAATCTAAATACAGTATCAATAGAAAGAATTGATAGTAGTCAAGGATATATTCCTGCAAACACAATTCTAGTGTGTCAAGCAATTAATCGAATGAAGTCTAATTTTGAATTCAATGATTTTTATGACTTATGCAAAGATGTTGCTATATTTTTAGGTGATGAAAAATTAGAAATTGCAGTTGGAGCATATAAATGACAAAATCAGGGCTATATTCTGCTATTCATGCCAAACAGGCTCGTATCAAGGCAGGGTCTGGCGAAAAGATGAACAAGGTGGGTTCTAAGAATGCACCTACTGCGGCTGACTTTAAACAAGCGGCAAAGACTGCAAAAAAACCTAAAAAGGGGAAGTAGATGAAAACTCCATCTTGGCAACGCTCCGAGGGTAAAAATGTTAAAGGGGGGTTGAATGCCAAGGGGAGAGCATCTTATAATGCAGAAACTGGTGGCAATTTGAAAGCACCAGTAAAGTCGGGGGATAACCCTCGCAGAGCAAGTTTCTTGGCTCGCATGGGCAATATGGCTGGTGCTGAGTACAAGGATGGTGAACCGACAAGACTGCTTCTTTCGCTAAAAGCATGGGGTGCATCCTCAAAAGCTGACGCAAAGGCAAAAGCTAAAGCTATATCCGCAAGGAACAAAGCGAAGGCAAGCAGATGACTTACTTAGAACTTGTAAACGATGTACTCGTAAGGTTGCGTGAAGCAACTGTTTCGACTGTTTCCGAAACATCCTATTCAACCCTGATTGGCAAATTTGTCAATGATGCAAAGCGTCAGATTGAAGATGCTTTTGCATGGAATGTGCTTGGCACAACCATTACCCTTTCTACAACTTCTGGCACATATTCTTATGCCTTGACTGGTGCTGGTCAGAAGTTCCAAGTTCTTGATGTTCTGAATGTCACAAGCAATTTACGCATGAAGAACATTGATTTTGCGACTATGAACAGGTATCAGAATTTTTCTACACCTGTGAATGGTATTCCTGCCTATTTTGCTTTTGATGGCATTGATGGTAGCTATGACACTAAAGTCACCATTTATCCCCGCCCTGATGGTGTGTATAGCATCCCATTTAGCCTGACAGTGCCACAAGCCACTTTGTCATCAGACTCTACTGTTGTGAAAGTGCCTGATGTTTTGGTTTCTCAGAATGCTTATGCTCGTGCCTTGGTAGAGCGTGGTGAAGATGGTGGTTTGTCTTCATCTGAGGCTTATTTGTTGTATAGGTCAATGCTGTCTGACTACATTGCTTTGGAAGGCACTCGCTATCCTGAGAATCAGGAGTTTGTGGCAGTATGAGCCAAGCAATTCAAACTTACAGCATCTCGGCTCCGGGATTCTACGGACTCAACACTCAAGACTCGCCTCTTGATTTGAATGCTGGCTTTGCTCTGGTTGCGACTAATTGCATCATTGACCAATATGGTCGTATTGGTTCACGCAAAGGTTGGTCAAGAGTTAACGCATCATCTGGAGACTTGGGTGCAAATGATGTCAAAGTTATCCATGAGTTAGTGTTAGCTGATGGCACTTTGACTGTTTTGTTTGCTGGTAACAACAAGATTTTCAAGTTGAGTTCCACAAACACTGTGGTTGAACTCACCTATGGGGGTGGGGGTACTGCACCAACTATTACTGCAAGCAATTGGCAGTGTGCATCCTTGAATGGCATCACATACTTCTTTCAGTCTGGTCACAATCCATTGATTTATGACCCTGCTGTATCGACTACAACTTATCGCAGAGTTTCTGAAAAGACAGGCTATGCCGCAACTGTCCCTGATGCTGATATTTGCATTTCAGCGTTTGGTCGTTTGTGGGCGGCTAATACTACCTCTGTGAATGCAACTGTTTACTTCAGTGATTTGATTGCTGGTCATGTATGGTCTACTGGTACTGCTGGTTCATTGAATGTAAACAATGTGTGGGTAAATGGTGCTGACCAGATCACTGGTTTAGCGGCACACAATGGTTTCTTGTTCATCTTTGGCAAGCGTCAGATTCTTGTTTATCAAGGTGCTACTGCACCATCAACCATGTCAATCAGTGACACTGTTGAAGGCATTGGTTGCATTGCCAGAGACAGTATTCAGACCACAAGCACTGATGTATTGTTCTTGTCAAACTCTGGTGTCAGATCGTTGATGAGAACAATTCAAGAGAAGTCTGCTCCTGAAAGAGACTTGTCTAAAAACATTCGTAATGATTTGATGGGTGCTGTGGCTGGTGAGACATTGACAAACATCAAGTCTGTCTATTCAGAGCGTGAAGCGTTCTATCTGTTGGTGACTCCTAGCATTGACACTACTTGGTGCTTTGATACCAAGGCTTATTTGCCTGATGGCTCTGCAAGGGTGACTACTTGGGATTCAATCACGCCTAAGTCTTTGCTTTCTCGCAGAGATGGAAGCCTTTACATTGGTAAGAATGGTTATGTAGGTTATTACAACACCTATCAAGATTACCAATCTTCTTATCGTATGTTGTATTACACAAACCATGCTGACCTTGGCGATCAGAATGTCACTTCAATCTTGAAGAAGTTGTCTACTGTTGTGATCGGTGGCACAAATCAAGTGGTTACATTCAAATGGGGTTTTGACTTTAAGACAAATTATTTGTCTGATAACGCAACTATTCCAGAACAAGGCGTTTATTACTACGGGATTGCTGAATATGGGGCAAATGCAACAACGATTGCTTATTATTCTGATGGCGTTGCATTGCAGACATTGGTAGTTTCTGCGTCAGGTTCTGGCAAAGTTGTTCAAACAGGTTATGAATCAGACATCAATGGAACTGCATTGTCTATTCAGAAGATTGAAATTCAAGCCAAAAATGGCAAGATGACTTAAGGAGAATATTGTGTCTGATTACACGAAAAGCACGAACTTTGCCACAAAAGACAATCTGTCTTCTGGCAACCCTTTGAAGATTGTCAAGGGTACTGAAATTGATACAGAGTTCAATAATATTGCAACTGCTATTGCAACAAAGGCAGATTTGGCAAGCCCTACCTTTACTGGTACACCTACACTGCCAACAGGCACGATTGCAACTACCCAGTCTACTGGAAATAATACAACTGCTTTGGCAACAACTGCTTTTGTTCAGGCGGCATTAGCGGCTATGTATCCAGTAGGTTCAATCTACACAAATGCAAGCGTCAGCACAAACCCTGCAACTTTGCTTGGATTTGGTACATGGACTGCATTTGGTGCTGGTCGTGTCATGGTTGGTTTTGACTCAGGTAATGCACTGTTTGATACTGCTGAAGAAACTGGTGGTAGTGCAGATGCAATTGTTGTTAGCCACACGCACACAGCAACAGTTACAGACGCTGGACACACGCATACCGCTAATACAGGAACATTAGCTGGCGCACAGTTCCTAGCTGGTAATTTAGGATTTCCAAGGGAAACAAATAACACAACCACAACCTCAACAGCTACTACTGGAATTACTGTTGCAAATAGTACAACTGGTTCAAGTGGCACAAATGCTAACTATCAGCCGTACATTACTGTTTATATGTGGAAAAGGGCTTCTTAATGATGATGCAAGACCCTGAATATCGCATTATTCATCACTTCAGTGATGGGTTGTATGCCAAGGAGTCATTCTTCAGTGCTGGAATGAGCATCTTGAAGCATACGCATGACTTCAGTCATTTGTCGATATTGGCGCATGGCAAAGTTGCTGTGTTGCGTGGTACTGAGATTGATATTTATTCTGCGCCAGCGTGTATTGAGATTGAAGCAGGATTGACTCATGGAGTCAAAGCGATAACAGACTGTGTTTGGTTTTGTATTCATGCCACTGACGAGAAAGACCCGTCTAAAGTGGATGAGATTTTGATTAAAGGAGAATGATATGCCAATAGCCGCCGCCGCAATAATGGGAGGTGCGTCACTATTAGGTGGTGCAATGCAAAGTAGAGCCGCTAAAGGTGCGGCTGAACAATCTGCTCAGGCTCAACTTGAGGCGGCACGAATTGCGGCTGAAGCATCTAAGTTTCGCCCTGTAGGTGTAACTACTCGCTTTGGTAGCTCTAACTTCCAGTTTGACCCTAGTGGTTATCTAACTGGTGCTGGTTACACAGTCAGTCCTGAGTTAAAGGCTTATCAAGACCGATTACAGGCTCTTACAGGCGGTGCATTGACTCAAGCAGAGCAAGCACAAGCTCAGTATCAGCCTCTTAGTACTGCGGCTACAGGACTGTTTGGATTGGGTCAACAGTATCTGCAACAGACGCCTGAACAAGTAGCGGCTCAATACATGGCACGACAGCAAGATTTGCTTGCACCTAGCCGTGAAAGACAAATGGCGCAATTGCAAAACCAGTTGTACCAAACAGGTCGTGGCGGTTTGTCTGTAGGTGCTACAGGAATGCGCCCAAGCGGTACGGCTGGTTTGGGTGCTACCACTCCTGAAATGGAAGC